CCTATCCCCTGTGTGCCTTGGCAGTCTCAGCCTCTCTATGGGCAGTCGGTGATCCGCTGCGATGAATGCGGCGATGCAATTCCTGAAGATCAACGCCAGGAAACCCTGGTATCGAACATTGCTTTGACTGCATAGACGCCTTGGAACACATGGCCACGCGGGGTTTTGAATGAACCTGAACGAACTCAATTTCGGTTTCCAAACCGTTCAGTGGCTGATGCTGACGGTCCTCAGCATTTACACCTGGATGACCAAACGGCAGGCGGCCAGCGCTCAAGAACTGCTGGAACTACGCACCCGCATCGTCGCCCTGGAAGAACACGTCCGGCACCTGCCTGACCAGACGGCTGTCACCGATCTGCTGGGCGACATGAAGGCGGTACGAGCCGAGCTGTCGGGGGTCAAGGAAGCGCTTGGCCCTTTAGCCCGTTCGCTGGACCGGATCAATGATTACTTGCTGCGAGAGAAGACATGACCCAATACGCCGCCTTTCTGCGTGAAGACTATCGCCTGGTGATTCTACGCCTGCTGGCCGAGACGACCGGTTACCGAGCCAACAGCTCGGTGCTGACCATGGCCTTGGACAGCTTCGGCCATACGCTCAGCCGTGACCAGGTTAAAACAGAGCTGCACTGGTTGGCCGAGCAAGGCGCAATAACTGTTTCCGATGTTGGCCCAGTACTGGTGGCCACCCTCACCGAGCGTGGCCAGGACATCGCCGCCGGACGTGCGCGGGTGCCAGGCATCAAGCGGCCGGGGGCGTAACCATGGCGGGCAAGTCGTCCATCAATCGTCTACCACCGATGGTCAAGGCGTACATCCAGAAGCTGCTGCGCGAAGACCGCATGACGCTGGATGACATGCTGGCCGATATCCAGTCGCGCTTTCCCAACGAGAAAGCCCCAAGCCGCAGCGCGTTGGGGCGCTTCAAGCAGGGCTTCGATCTGCTGACCGAGAAGACCCGCCAGCACCGCGAGCAGGCCGAAGCCTTCGTTGGCGCTTTCGGGGAAGACGCATCTGACAAAACTGGTGCGTTGCTGGTCGAGGCGATATCGACCCTGGCTTATCAGGCCGCGATGGGGGCTCATGAAAAGGATGATGTCACCACAAAGGAGGTTGCTGAGCTGGCACGGGCAGCCAAGAACACAATGCAGGCCCGGACCCTGAGCCTCAAGGAGCGTCAGGCCATCGAAAAAGCTGCACAGGAGCGCCTGGTGCGCGAACAGCAAGGCAAGCTGGATGAACTGGGCAAGTCGGGTGCGTTGTCAGTAGAAACCCTGCAGCGCATTCGACAAGAGGTCTATGGGCTATGAGCATCCTGCAGCCCGCCGTACCGCTGTTCGCCTACCAGAAAAAATGGCTGCGCGACCGTGAGCGTTTCAAGATTGGGATGTTTGCCCGTCAGACCGGCAAGACCTTCACCAGTACCCTGGAAATCGTTGATGACTGTTTCGAGGCTGAATCCCGTGGCGGTCGTACCCGCTGGGTCATTCTGTCCCGTGGTGAACGCCAGGCCAAGGAAGCCATGGACGAAGGCGTCAAGAAGCATTGCCGCGCTTACAACCTGGCGGTGCAAGAGATCGAGGGCGAGTTCAAAGGATCTTCCGGCGAACGCTTCACCATGTTGGACGTGGTCTTGCCGGGCGGTTCGAAGATCACCGCCTTGCCCGCCAACCCCGATACCGCACGGGGGTTTAGCGCCAATGTATTCCTGGACGAATTCGCCTTTCACCAGGACAGTCGGAAAATCTGGACGGCGTTGTTCCCTGTGATCTCCAACGGCTGGAAGTTGCGCATCACCAGCACCCCGAACGGTAAGGGCAATAAGTTCTATGAGCTGATGACCGACAAGAAGCTGGCCGATATCTGGTCGCGGCATACGGTCGATATCCACACAGCTGTTGCTGATGGCCTACCTCGGGACATCGAGCAGATGCGCGCCGCCCTCAATGATGAGGATGCCTGGGCGCAGGAGTTTGAATTGCAGTGGCTTGATGAAGCCAGTGCCTGGTTGAGCTATGAACTGATCAACGATGTGGAGCATGACCAGGCCGGCGGCCGGAGCTGTACACCGGGGGGCCGTGCTTTGTGGGTGTCGATATCGGCATCCGCAACGACTTGTACGTGATCTGGGTGCTGGAACAGGTTGGCGACGTGTACTGGACGCGGGAAATCATCACCCGTAAACGTGCGTCCTTCCTGGAGCAAGACGCCCTGCTCGATGACGTGTTCGCCCGTTACCGGGTGTTGCGTTGCTGCATGGACCAAACCGGCATGGGTGAAAAGCCCGTGGAAGATGCCAAGCGGCGGCACGGCTCGATGCGGGTCGAAGGGGTGATTTTCAACACCGCCAGCAAGCTGACCATGGCCACACGTGGCAAGGAAGTGTTCCAGGACAAGCAGATTCGTATTCCCCTGGGTGACACCGAACTGCGTAACGACTTGCACAAACTGCAGAAAGTTGCCGGTCCCACTGGGGCCCCACGCTTTGTGGCTGAATCCGACGCGACAGGCCACGCCGACCGAACTTGGGCGGGCTTCCTGGCCTTGAACGCAAGCGACGGCCCCAGCGGCCCAGTCTCTGTTAAATCCCGCCGCCCACGTCAGGGCACCCGCATCACCCAGGGGTACGCATGAACAAGAGAGGCTTGTGGGTCAGCCCCACTGAATTTGTCAGTTTTGCCGAGGCCAAGCGCAGCTCCACGCTTGAACAGCATGTCGCAACTCGCGGTCGTTCCAGCGCGGGCGGCTTCAGCGGTGCGAACCTGCCGAACCCAGACCCGATTCTCAAAGCCCAGGGCAAGGACATTACGGTCTACCGTGACCTGCGCAGCTCGGCATTGGTCGGCGGTAATATCCGCCGCCGCAAGGCTGCGGTGCTGGCCCTGGAGCGTGGCATCAAGCGTGGCCAGGCGCCCATCAAGGTAGAGCGTTTTATCCGTGACTGGCTGACGGACCTGGATCTGGACCGTATCGTCCGCGAGCTGCTCGATGCGCCGCTGTTTGGTTATCAGCCTGTCGAGTTAATGTGGCAACCACTGGGCATGCACCTGGTGCCTGAAGATCTGCTTGGAAAACCGGCCGAGTGGTTCTTCTACGACAAGGACAACGAGTTGCGCTTTCGCTCGAAAGACGCGGGCCAGGACGGTGAACTGTGCGACCCGCAACGCTTTGTTATGGCCCGCCAGGATGCGACCTATGCCAACCCTTACGGTTTCCCCGACCTCAGCATGTGTTTCTGGCCCGCCATGTTCATGAAAGGTGGCTTGAAATTCTGGGTTCAGTTCACCGAGAAATACGGCAGTCCCTGGGTAATTGGTAAACACCCACGCGGCGCCACGGACGCCGAAACTGGCTTGTTGCTCGACAGTCTGGAGGCGATGGTCCAGGACGCGGTAGCGGCGATCCCGGATGACTCCAGCGTTGAAATCAAGGAGGCCTCCGGCAAGGCGGGTAGCGCCACGGTTTATCGTGAGTTGCTGGAGTACTGCCGCAGTGAGATCAACGTAGCGATGCTCGGGCAAAACCAGACCACGGAGAAAGAAAGCAATCGGGCCAGTGCCGAAGCTGGCGCCGAGGTCACCAAGGATATTCGTGACGGCGACGCGGGCATTGTGGCTTCGGCGTTGAACGCTTGCATTCGCTTGGTCGTCGATCTCAACTTCGGTACGGATGTCGTCGCGCCGTTGTATGAGCTGTGGGAACAGGAAGAGATCGACAAGACCCTCGCCCAGCGCGACAAGTCGCTGACCGAGTCTGGCGTGCGCTTCACTGACGCATACTGGAAACGCACCTACAACCTGGAAGACGGCGATCTAGCTGACACCCCAGAACCTGCCGCATCGTCGGAGTTTGCTGAACCGACGTTAAAGCCGATCCTCGACCAAGTTGCGCTTGACCAGGTCATTACGAACCTTCCCACTGAGTTGCTCCAGGAGCAGAGCGAACAGGTCACTGCCTCTGTGATCGATGCCCTGTTGCGCGCTCGCACCGACACCGAGGCACTCGGCCTACTGGCGGAAGCGTATCCGACCATGGATGACCAGGCGCTGCAGGAGAACCTCACGCGCCTGCTGTTCATGGCCGACGTCTGGGGCCGCTTGAATGCCAGCGCGGATCGGCAAGACTGATGGCGACCACAACGAAGAGCCCGACCCCGGCCGACCTCAAGGCAATCTTCGGCCTTGAGCCGAAAAACGCTGTGGCCTATCTGAAGTCCAAGGGCTATGCGATCACCTGGAATTGGCAGGAGATGCTGGATCAGGCACATGACCAAGCCTTCACCGTCGCGAAGGCGATGCGCCTCGATCTGTTGTCGGACATTCGTGGGGCGCTGGAGACGGCCCTGCAGGAAGGTCAGACCCTCAAGCAATTCATTGCAGCCCTGCAGCCCACGCTTGAATCGCAAGGTTGGTGGGGCAAACAGGTGATAGTCGACAGTGACGGCGTCGGCGAGTTAGTCCAGTTGGGCAGCCCGCGCCGTCTCAAAACCATCTATCAAACCAACCTGCAGAGCACCTACATGGCCGGGCGCAAGGCCGAGATGGAGCAAACCACCGAGACCCATCCGTACTGGATGTACGTGGCCATCCTGGACGGCAAGACCCGGCCCAGTCATCGGGCGCTGCACGGCCAGGTGTTCCGCCACGATGACCCGATCTGGTCCGCGATCTACCCGCCCAATGGCTTCAACTGCCGTTGTCGTGTTGTTGCTCTGAGCGAAGCCGCAGTGAGACGCAGAGGCCTGAAGATCGTGTCGAGCGATGGGCGCATGTTCACCGAGACCGTGGAAACCGGTATTGACAAACGCACAGGCGAGGTACGCACAGCGCCTGTCACTGGCATCCGCACCACCGATGCGGCGGGCAAGCCCATCACCTTCCGCACTGACCCGGGCTTTAACAATGCACCAGGTACTGGCTTGGCCGACATGCTGAAACGCAAACAGGCAGCCGCTTAGGAGGCTTGAATGTTCACCATCGAACTGGATCACCAACGTCTGCAGACGGCCTTGCGTCGGGTTGAGTGGGCCGTGGAGGGATGCTGGCGCACTGATGCGCGGCATCGCCGCCGAGCTGGCCAGCCAGACCGAGGAAAACTTCAGCGAGGAAGGCCGCCCCGATTGGGAAGACCTGTCTGACGTAACCACGGAGCGCCGAGCCAAGCACGGCAACTGGCCTGGTCAGATGCTGCAGGTCAGCGCTGCAGGTTTGGCTGCCTCGGTCACTACTCGGGCGACCGATAGCTCCGCCCTGGTCGGCAGCAATAAGCCCTATGCCGCCATGATGCACTTCGGCGGTGACAAGTCAGACTTCCCGCATCTCTGGGGAGACATTCCCGGGCGGCCTTTCCTGCCAATGGACACTGAGGGCGAGCTGCAGCCTGAAGCAGAGGAAGCAATCCTGGAGCTATCACCGACTGCCCATAGAGAGGCTGAGACTGCCAAGGCACACAGGGGATAGG